GAAAATGCTGTGACCTCTTCAAAGCGGTTTCCATGTGTCTCGCTACCCATGATCTGTAGGTAATCTAAGAAAATCGGCATCTTGCCCTCTTTCTTGAATAGCTTTCGAGCGATTGCGTCTATCCTGTTCGCGCTCAGTGCTGGCGTGTCGTCAACGAATATCCCCGACTCCATCAACTGCCCTGTCGCGTTAGTCAATTTAGACCAATCATCATTGTGTAACTTTCCGCTTCTGATCGTGTCGTGATTAATTCCAAAGCTAGAAAACAGTCGATTAACTAATTGCATAACCGGCATTTCAAGCGAGATAAAAAGAGACTTGCCGCCGTTTAACCCGATGTTCTTAGCCATATTTACCGCTAGAACCGTTTTGCCCATACCAGGCCGACCCGCTATTACATAAACCTCGCCATTCTCAAGCCCTAGTATTTTGTCATCTAGTGAGCTGAATCCAGTTGGTACGCCTACACACGTTCCATCAGACTTCCAGCGTTCCTCGATACCGTTGACCGCATCAGTTAGCGATGTTGATATGTGTTGTGCGCCGCCTGTCGTAGCGTTTTCAATCAGTGCAGTTGCGTTACGGTCTGCCATATCCACAATGCTTTGAGCTTCGCCGCTAGAGGCGTTGTACGCGCTTCCAATCAACTCTTGAGCGTCTTGGATGATTCTGCGAAGTAAAGACTTCTCTTTGATGATCTTCGCGTATGCCAAAAGGTTGTTAGTGTTCGGTGTGTTCTTGGTTATCGTTCCCAAGTAAGCCATGCCACCCGCATTTTCTAAACTGCCTTCGCTGTCTAACTGCTCAGAGACAACGATCACATCAACTGGCTTATCCGATCTGTGTAGTTTCTGGATAGCGTTAAAAATCAACTGGTGAGAATGTTGGTAAAAATCATCACCGGACAAAAGGCTAATTGCGTCATCGGTGTCCTTCGCATTTAGCATCAATGCGCCTAGTGCTGAGTGTTCAGCCTCTAGCGATTGTGGTGGTAGGTTGAAATTATCCATTTTCAGCCACCATGAGTTTCTGCGCGTTTTTGCCTTTGGTGGTTAAGTAAATTTCGCCGTTCTGGTTTTGCGCGTAACAATCGTATCCGTTACCCTCAAGGCAATTACTAAAAGCTAAAACCCAATCAGTTTTTACAGATCGCTTTTTGTTCTCTATCCAGTAGTCTTTGAATTTAAACCAGCAGACATCGACAATGTCGTGAGGTATCCCCATCGTGTCAGATTTTCTAAAAGCGATTGAATCTAACGGTATTGGGTCAACACCAATTTCCTTACATTCTGCAATGTAGTTTTTTAGTGTTTGTCTTTTAGGTTTCTTAGTGCTTGAGGGTGTAGGCTCGTCAGAGCCGTTACTCTCTTCTACTCTATTCTCTTCTATTCTATTCTCTTCTATTAGAACGGACTTTATCCCTACACTATCGGGACATTGTCGGGACATTGTCGGGATACGATCTAAGTCATTGTTTCCATTATGGATTTCTTTCTTGATTAGCTTCTGAGTGTACTCGTCAGTGCGTGTCAACATTTTTAAGCATGTGACAACACCATTTGTGTTTTCAAAGAGTTTTAGCTCAATAAATCGCCCCATCATCTGCTGCACTTTCTCAACGGTTGAGCCGGTATTACGAGCAATAATTCGAGCATCATGCTCAAGCTCAAAGGTTAAATTGTGCTTCTCAACATTGGCCGCGATAAGCTCAAGGCAATAGAAGTAAAGCCCATAACCCTCAAGACCATAGTCCAATAAAACCTCTTGGAGTTTCGAATCCATGTTGGAATTAGAATCGTGTTTAAACCATTTAATGAGACACCCCCACCGCCTTAAACGTGCCTAGTACGCCATCGCCCAAAGTGACATAAATCTGCCTACCATCAGGCAAAGCGATCAAATAAAAATCAAGATTAGAGCGAGTACATGCCCGCAGAACGGCATATTTCGTCTTAGATTGAACCATGCCCACGTTTGATGATTTAGAGGCGTATACCGCCTTTAAATTAGCCATTCAAATTCCCCTAGTTGGTAAAAAGTGTCTAACTTTTTGGTTAAAAAAAAGACCAATCACGCTACTTTGTGAACGCTTAATAGGTCTGGCTGTTTAGCGTCCCTTCCTATAGATTGGTTGTCATGAAAACTTTGAAGCTCATGCTCTATTGCTGTACGGACAAAAGCACTAACTTGAGTTTTAGACAGCGCAACCACCTGATTAAGATCTTCGGCTGTGTATTCGTCTATAACGGTTCTGACCGCTACGCTTTTAATTGCTTTAATGTCCTGGTACATAATTTATCCTCGGTAAAAAAAGCCCCTATCAGCGTTTAGGCATCAAGGGGCAAACACCACTAGGAGTTGTGATTCGGTTGTTTTGTTATTCCAAACTCTGCGCAAAAAGCATCTTTCCATTTGTACGGAACGCCGCGATTTTTCCAGTGTTGGATTAACTGAGGGTAGAATTTAGAGCCTGTCCTCTCAGACATTCTCTTGGCTACTTGGGTTGAGCCGTGAAGCTCAATCTGTTTAATTTCATCATTCATGCGTAAAGCATAAACGAATTGTTTATTTAATGCAAGCGAATGTTTATCAAATAAACTCTTTTTGTTTATTACTATCGAAGTGGTATCAAAATAAACTAAGGCTATGAAAACAATATTTGAAATCATCCAGGAGCGATTAGCTCAACTGAAAAAGAAAAATAATTGGCTGGCCGACAAAATCGGAACCTCACCACAGAACATAAATAATTGGAGGGTTAGAGGTGTGCCAGCAAAAGAGGTTACGAAACTTGCAGAGGTTTTGGGCTTAGACCGTGACTCTCTAGAGCGATGTGAGCTAAATCTAGTAACAGAAAAAAAACCATTAAATGGAGGTAATGGGCATTTGTCTCAATTGCGCCCTGTGTTAGCTTATGACGTTCCGTTAGACTTACCTGAGGGGGGTTTTGTAATGGTTCGCAAATTAGACGTTCTCGCGTCAGCAGGATTTGGCAGCGACAATAACGGCTTGGTCATGGAAGAAAAGCCGATAGCATTTAGAGCTGACTGGATTAGAAAGAGCAAAGCCAAGTCTACCGATCTTGTTGTATTAGACATTGATGGTGATTCAATGCACCCCACGTTATTTGATGGTGATGACGTTCTAATAGACCTCAAACAAAACCAGATAGCGAACGGTAACGTCTACGCATTCGTTGTTGATGGTGTGGTAATCGTTAAGCGGTTAAGCGTTAGGGGTTCTGTAGTTATCGCGCAATCAGACAATCAATCAGACCCTCGATTTAAGTACGACTCCGAGTATTCCGAGAATGAGACATTTAAGGTAATAGGACGAGTTGTAAATCGTAGTGGCGCTGGTAACTTATAGGAGAGCACTATGCCGTTAATAACATGCAGTGACTGTAATGCCGAAATATCCGACAAAGCTAACGCTTGCCCTAAGTGCGGATCACCAATCGAAGCGAACCAAAGCGCAGTACAACGAGCCACTAGAGGCGATAAGAGCCGAGTTACCGCCGCAATACTAGCTCTCTTTCTTGGTGGGCTTGGCATTCATAAATTTTATCTAGGTCAAACAGGTATAGGTGTTGTCTATCTAATTTTCTGCTGGACATTCATTCCCGCGATACTCGGGCTGATTGAAGGGATCATGTATCTATGTCACTCCGACGAACGATTCCAAGAGGTGTTTGCAAAGACCTAAGCCCACAAGAAAGCAACATCACTAAGCCCGCCTTGAGCGGGTTTTTTATTGCCTACTGAAAATAAATAAACATTTGTTTATATTTTTGTTTACTTTAGATAAACATTGTGTTTAAATACACCCATCGAAGCAATACACCAACAACGGAGCAGGGAAATGAGTGCAGCACGATTACCAGAAGGGTTACACACAGATCCAGTTAAGTGGACCAAACCAAAACAGCCGCGAGTCGCCACTGAGCATAGACGAGCTATTAAAGCTTTAAAAGCGGAGGCTAATCGTAGAGGGCAAGCATTAAAGCCGTTTATGAGAAAGCAAGCGTTAGAGTCCGTGAGCCACTGGTTCTTCAACAAGGCGAACTAACACTCCTGACCACTTGCAGGTCGTTGATGCCTAGCGCGGCGCTAGGTTGCAAGAACGCCGCACTAATTTACTTAGGATCATGAGAATGAATAAAGCACAACAAAGCCTGAATGAAGGCAACGAGTTTCTAGAGCTATGCCTGGCGAATGATGCGGCTGAGGCTAGATACAACGCCCACCGCGAAAAGCTAAAGCGCATAGGTGAGTCATTAGCAGACTTTAGTCGTGACGACATTGTGTGCTTGATAGGTGAGTCGCCAGAAAGCGCGGCCCTGAATTTAAAAGCTCTGATTATCGAGCGATTGACAGGCAACCATCGCGCAAACTTTGCGGAGCGTTTTGATTTTTGGGCTGAGAAATTAACGGAAGATTGTGAGGCGATCAAATGAACCACGAACAATTACAAGCGGAATTTTTAGACGACTTTGAGGGTAGAAATTGGTACATCGAAAGCGATCATTTAGCCGACAAAGTTCCTGTTTTTCGATCATTGAAGATAGCAAACGAAGCAGCTCATGGCGAGGCAGTTAGACCTTTAGTAAAGGCTAATAGATACGCCAGGCAGAACCGATTAACCGCAACATTGATAGGAGTAACGCATGACGACATTCACTAAGCAAAAACAAATCAGCCTGAAACTCAGAGCTAAGTACAACCTGGAGTCTCAGATTTTTTACATCAAGCGATGGTTAAGAGTAAACGGCCCGGACATATTAGCCGGATTTGCGCTTGGCTTGGCTTTGCTAACTTTGGGAGCTATTTAAGATGAATCAATTAGTACAAAAACAAGATGCGGTTATCACCACGCCCAGCAATCTTTTAGAGCTTGCAGTAAGCAAAGGCGCAGACGTAGACCAATTAGAAAAACTAATGGCTCTGCAGGCAAACTATGAAGCCAAACAAGCTAAAACAGCGTACCTAATGGCTGTTACTAAGTTTCAGTCCGAAGCACCTAGAATCAACAAGACAAAATCTGGTTATGACTCTAGATACTTCTACGCCCCATTAGCCGACATTGTTGACCAGATAAAAGACACTTTACTAGATTGCGGGTTGTCTTATCGGTTCGAACAAGACCACCAGAACGGTATAACTGTTACTTGCATACTTTCTCACATTGAAGGGCATAGCGAGCGAACATCAATGACAGCCGATGCAGATGGTAGCGGATCTAAAAACTCTGTTCAGGCCATTGGCTCAACTGTTACATACCTACAGCGATACACATTAACAAGCTCTCTTGGCTTAACCACAGCCGACTCAGATATGGATGGTCGCTTGCCGTTTGATGGTTTAAGTGTTGACCAAATAAACGAGCTAGATACGCTTTTATCTGATTGTGAAGGCGAGTTTAAAGGGTTTAAGTCGAGCTTTTTCAAGTGGGCAAAGGTTAGCGATTTAAGTCAAATTAGCGCAAAGAATTACGACAGCGTTAAAAAGCAGATTGATAACTCACTGGAAGCGAGGCGGTCTAAATGATTATCCACGATCAATGCGAGCAAGGCTCAGACGAATGGCACGTTTTACGCTCCGGCTTAATCTCTGCCTCAAGTGCTAGTGAGATTTACACACCGACAGGCAAACCAGCCACAGGCGCGAAAGTTGAGAATTACATAAACCGACTGATAGCAGAGCGCGTCATGGGTAAGCCAGTAGAAAGCGGTTATACAAGTGCCGCGATGGAGCGAGGTCATGAGATAGAGGTTGACGCTCGGAGCTGGTACGAAATGGCTAAAGGCGTAGACGTTACACAAGTGGCGATGATTCAATCTGGTGACTATTCCTGTTCGCCTGATGGTCTTATTTTTGCCGATGGTGAGCTAGTCAAAGGATTAGAGATTAAAAGCCCTTTAGCGCATACACAAGTATCGTATTTAATGAAAAACCAAATCCCCACGCAATACATCCCACAGCTTCAAGTGTCGATGTATGTGTCTGGCTTGAGTGATTGGGATTTTTTAGCTTATCACCCTGACTTAGACCCAATGCTATTAACGTGCAATGTTGACTATGAATGGCTAGATGGGTTTTTCCAAGTCGCTGAGAAGGTGCTTGCTAAAGTGCTTGAAGGCGTAGAACAATTACAAGCGAGGGCAGCATGAAAGAGTATTACAAAAACGAAAGAGCAATAGCAAACGAGCTTGCGCTAATTGACGAAACCAGCCGAATAACGGTTGATACATTTGAAATGATTGACCGGGCAAGCTGGGCATTGAAAGAGCTTTGCGATGAAGCTGAAATGTTAATGCTAGAGCTAGAACAACTTAAACGAACGGAGAAAGCAGCATGAGATCAGTAGAACATCAAAATTTTTGTGATGAGGTGGCTGGCAGCGTTAAAGGCATCCCATTGAACGCAGACCACTCGTACGATGAGCGTCTGGCTTTTGCAACAAACGCTAAAGCAATAGAGGCCGCCATACAAGCGAACCGCGACATTTTAACCGAGCTAGAAGAAACAAGCTCCCAAATAACCGACAAAAGCATCGAGTTAATTGATGATATGGGCGGCGTTTTCAAATCAAAATCAGAGCATGTTGCAGCACTTAGAAGCTGGCGAAAAGTTGTCGAGATTGAAGTAAGAGAAATTGAGGTTTCTATAAAGCGCATAACTAGCGCACTGTCAAAAGACAAAATAGAAGGCTTGCGGGAATTTGTTTCTCTAGTCGAAAGGCTTAATAAGATTGAGCCTAATGCCGTTGTGAAAAAAATGTTTAACGACTAAAACCTTATTAACCAAAAACACTAAAGGAAAATTATGAAAGTAGGCGTATCAGTAAAATTGAACTTATCGAAAATCGACAAAGCCCGACTATTCAAGGGCGAAAAAGGCACTTATTTAGACGCGACCATGTTTATTGATTTAGACAATCAGGGCCAGTATG